GGGCCGGTGCGGAAACAATATGAAATATGATGGTGAGTACATGGTGGATACGCCGTTGACACAGTACGAACTCAAAACGGCGGTCAAGAACGGTGAGCTGGTATTCCATAAGGTTGGTAATGAAATCCATGTATTGGAGGATATCAACTCTTTTGTGACACTGACCAGTGAAATGGGAGCTGATTTCCAGCTGAACCAGGTGATCCGGGTACTGGATCAGGTCGGTAATGACATTGCATCCATGTTTAATACAAAGTATCTCGGGAAGATCCAGAACGACAATTCCGGTCGCATCAGCTTCTGGAATGATGTAGTGTCTTTCTTTTCAAAGATGCAGGACATCGGTGCGATCGAGAATTTCGACAGCGGAGAAGTGGTTGTTGCCAATGGAGAGGATAAGCGATCTGTACTTGTGACAACCAACTGCCAGCCGGTGTGCGCGATGGAAAAGCTGTATATGACAGTTACCGTGGAATAAGAGAGAGGAGTGAAATAAAAAATGGGCAATGTAACCATGAAAGCAAAGGACACTCTTGCCGCTGCACTGGCGGAGTGTTTTGTTACGATCGGAGATCGCCGGTATAATTTCATGCAGGCGATCAACCTTGAAGCGAAATTTGAGAAAAACAAGACCGAGGTTCCAATCCTCGGCAAGACCGGAAAAGGAAATAAGGCAACCGGCTGGAAAGGAACCGGTTCCTGTACGGCACATTACAACACCAGTATTTTCCGACAGATGATGTTGGATTACAAAAATACCGGTGAGGATGTGTATTTCGATATCCAGATCACGAACGAAGATAAGACCAGTGGAGCCGGGCGGCAGACGATCATCTTAAAGGACTGCAATATCGATGGCGGCATTCTGGCGAAATTTGATGCTGACGCGGATTATCTGGATGAAGATATGGACTTTACCTTTGAAGATTTTGAGATGCCGGAAGCATTCTCGAATCTGGAAGGATTTCTGACGAATTAGGAGCAAGAAGCCGCATGACAATCGTTTCTGAATAGTGTATAATACCTATATTAAATGAAGGGAGCGATAGAGCATGGGGTTATTTAGAAAAAAAGAAAAGATACCGGATGGAATACGGGTTGTGTACTACGAAGGTGAGCTGCCTGGCTTCTCTTGCAATTATGCTTGTCAATTATTGTTGACAAATGATGAGTTATACATTACAAAGATCAAACCGTATGTTGAGGTGCGGCTGGCGAGGGAAAGAATATTGTCTATGGATATATTGCCAGAGATTGAATATATGAAGAAATTCAAAGGTAATGCTCCAACACAAAGTAGCAATAAGGTATATTATGTGCTGAACTATTTGGATAAGATAGGGAACAAGAAGCACATGGATTTTTGGGGAACAACATTTGAAGATCATAAAATGAGAAGATTGCAACAGGAGCTGCTTAGTGATAGCCAGTCGCATACATATGAAATATAATACTGTTGATTTAGAGAGCTTAGAAATAGGCTCTCTTTTTTATGCACAAATATGAGAGGAGAAAATAAAATGTCAAATTTTACAAGATTCATGAAACAGAACAAGAAAGTAAGAGCAAACGAGAAGTATGCACCGACAAAAAGCTTGACGGATGAAAAAGGAGATCCGTTGGAATTTGAATTCCGTCACATTACATCAAAAGAAAATGAAGATCTGCGGGATTCCTGCACAGTAGATGTTCCGGTAAAAGGAAAACCAAACATGTTTCGTCCGAGATTTAACCCATCTAGTTACATGACGAAACTGGTTGCTGCTTCCATTGTGGTACCGGATCTTTACAACAAGGAGTTGCAGGATTCTTACGGCGTTATGTCACCGGAAGACTTGCTTCTTGCACTGGTAGATGATCCTGGAGAATACAACGCATTGGAAGAGTGGGTGCAGAAATTCCAGGGATTTGACAAGACACTGGACGATAAGGTGGAAGAGGTAAAAAACTAATTGAGGAAGGGGATAGCGAGTTTAACTATGCTCACTATGCCCTTCAAAAATTACATATTCTTCCGTCTGTATTTGCCGCAATGGATGAGCAGGAAAAAGCGTTCTTGATAGCATCTATACAGGTTAGGATCGAAAAGGAAAAAGAGGAAGCAAAGAAAGTCAAGGCAAAAGCAAGAAAGAAAGGCAGGTGATGGCATGGCGTCAATTATGACCGCAATAGAATTACAGGATCGATTTAGCAGTGTATTGTATGGAGTAATTGATACAGTAAACATCGCGATCAGTTCTATGTATGATATGTCAGAAGCAATGAATACAGGAATTGACACATCGGCATTACAGGCGGCACAGGACAGGATTGTTCAAACAACAGCGGCTCTCGACAGAATGAATGCAGCGATGGAAGAACCAAACGGATCACTTCCTATTGGACAGGAAATGGAAGAGGTGCATCAGCAGATAAACAATAATATAGAAGCACAAAATCGGTTCAATGACACAATAGCAGATTGCCATTCCAAAGTGGTGCAGGTAGACAGTGGATTTAAAGGATGGGAAAAGGCTATTGTTGTAGCCAATAATGCTCTTGGCTTGGTAAAAAACGTGCTTGGCGATGCGGGCGTTATGGATATGAGTGGAGCCTTTGGACGAATCGATACGATGAACCGCTTTCAAAAAACGATAACGACCATGACCGGGGATGCCGGGCTGGCAGAAGCTGCGCTGGCAAAGCTGAAAGATGTAACGGTTGGAACTGCACACGCGTGGAATGTCCCTCGGAGCGGCAACGGAGCAGGTCCGTATCTGGGCGGATGCCGTCAGCTTTTATGGAGAGGGAACGAATGAGCAGCTTGAAAGCGTTGTGGATGCGATCGGTAAGATGTATTCGAAAGGAACGGTTGAAGCCGATCAATTAAGCCGTTTATTTGATGCCGGAATTGGAGCGGCGGAGATTTATGCCAATGCGGTAGGAGAATCTGTTAGTCAAGTACAGGATGATTTAAGTGATGGAACAATATCTGCCGCACAATTCTTGACAGTGGTCAGTCAGGCAATGGATGCTGGCGTATCGAGTGGAGCGGCAAAGACTGCAGGTGATACCTGGGCAACTACATTTGCCAATGTCGGAGCTGCAATAAACCGTGGTTGGGTCGAGATCATAGAAAATCTGGATGCGGCATTGGCTTCGCACGGCCTTCCGAGCACAATGGAAATGGTTCAGATGTTCGGGCAGACAGTAGAGAATACGTTAGATGCGGTTGCTGGCTGCATGGAGGAGGTGGTGGATCTCGCCATGAACATAGAGAGTGCAATGTCAGAAGCGGGAAGTTTTATATCGGATAATTGGGGGATAATAGAGCCTATTATTATCGGGATTGCGACAGCATGGTTACTTTTTAATGGAGCGTTGACAGCATATAATATTATTCAAGCGATTTCTAATGCATTAGCGGCTATAAGCGCAGCACGCTCTGCCATTGGTTCAGGCCTTACACTGGCACAAGCAGCAGCAACTACAACTGCAACAGGTGCGCAAGTAGGATTGAATGCAGCCATGTTGGCTAGTCCGCTTCCGTGGATTATATTGCTTATTAGTGCTTTAGTAGTAGTAATAGTGCTGGTGTGTGCGCATATTGCAAAGATGGGTGGCACGGCACAAACAGCGTTTGGAGTATTTTGTGGGGCTGTTAATGTCGGTTTACAATATTTTAAAAATTTTGGATTGGCAATAGCAGATGTGGTGTTGGCAATTTGGAATTCGATTACGGCGATAGCAGGAAATATACCGATTGCATTTCATAATGCATTAGCGGAAGCAAAATCATATTTTTATGGCTTTGAATATGTTGTTGTCAGTATCATAGCAGCCATTGGTGATGCATTAAACAAATTGCCTTTTGTAAGTTTTGATACAAGTGGATTATGGTCTGCGGCAAATGGTTATGCTGCTAAGGCTATGCAAGCAGCAAACAGTAAGCAGGAATATAATAGTATTTCAGATGCCTGGAATGAAGGGAAAAATACATTTGAGGTATTTCAGGATGGATGGGTTCAGGAAGCATATAATAAGGGAGCAAACTGGGGAGATGGAATTTCTGATAAAGTATCGGATAAGATTTCTGGCCTGAAAGATTTCTTCAATCCAAGTGACGGACTTCCAGACAAAGACGATCATCAAAAAGATTATTCATCCATCCTTGGGGATTCCAGTCTTGGCAATATTGCTGGAAACACTGGCGACATCGCGGGAAATACCGGATCACTGGATGATATTGCAGGGAACACCGGAAACACAGCCGAGGATACCGCAAGAATCGCGGATGCGGTAGACATTACAGACGATGACCTGAAGTATCTGCGTGACATTGCGGAGCGGGACATCATCGACCGGACCGTATTTACCAAAGTCGAGGTCAACATGGGCGGCGTAACGAATCAGGTAAACAATATGTCAGATCTGGACGACATTGCAGACCGGCTCAACGGTGTATTGCAGGAACAGATCATGATATCAGCGGAGGGATAGGATGTATAACATTTTTTTGGATCAATTATTGCTTCCGGTTCCGCCGGAAGAGATGAAGATCAAGCACAATGGGAGAAATGATACGATTACGCTGATTAATGACGGCGAGGTAAACATATTAAAGACAGGCGGGTTGAAAGAAGTCTCTTTCAACTGCCTGCTCCCAAATGTCAGATACCCATTTGCCATGTACCTGGATGCGTTTCATCCGGCATCTTATTATCTGGATTACTTCAAGGCATACATGGAAAACAAGCAGCCGTTCAATTTTATCGTAACGCGTATGTTTCCAACCGGCAAAATGATAAGTTACACGATCATGCGGTGTGTGATGGAAGATATCACGGAAAAAGAATCTGCGGATAATGGGTTTGATACCACGGCAGAAATAAAGATCAAGGAGTTTAAGCCGCACTGCACCAAACTGTATTCGCTTACGGATGACGGAAAGGTAGTGCCTTATGGATCCACCAGAGAGCATAAACCGAGAAGTGGTGGGAACCTGTCATATACGGTGCAGGAAGGTGATACGCTTTGGAAGATTGCACAGTTTTTTTACGGATCCGGAGCGGAGTATGACAAGATCATGAATGCCAACAACATAACAAAAAATCCCGATCATGCCATATGGCCGGGACTGGTGCTCACAATTCCGTAGGAGGTGAAAGGTGTACACGCTTGAAATTTTAAACCGGGGGACGATCTTTGTCCCCCAGGTAAAGGAAGGTATCAAATGGGAAACGGTGCGGAAGGGATCTCCAGGAAAGTTGGAGTTTACGATTTACGCTGATGTCAATCTTGATATAGATGAGGGAAATCCGGTGCGGTTCCGGGTCTTTGAAAACAAGGTGTGGAATGATGTGTTTTATGGATACATCTTTAAAATGTCTCATCAGAAAAATGAAGAAATGAAAGTCACCTGTTATGACCAGCTGCGGTATTTTAAAAACAAGGACACTTATTCATACAGCGGGATCACGGCGGGGCGGCTTTTGCAACGCATCTGTGATGATTTTCCGCCGAGC